TCGTCAGCGTGAGCTGGATGACATCATTGACCAGATGAAATTTGAACGCAGGAAGTTTGCCTACGGTCAAGAGGAGTCTGATAATCCAGCCAGCCGCGCTATCAGAAAGCGGATGAACATGATATTCCAGTACACCAGCATGATCCGCATGGGATTTGATGCTGCTAACCAGGTAAAGAACTTCATCTCTGGTAACGTGCAGGCATGGATTGCTGCGGGTAATCATACTTCTGACCACTATAGTCGAGCAGATATGCTGTGGGCTAAGGGTAAGATATATGGATATGACGGATTCCTGCACAACTGGTTTGCGGACTGGGGTAAAGTATCTGATATCAGTGACTCTACCATGTTGTACCGGATGTATAATCCTGCACAGAAATCATTTACCCAGTACCTGGACGAGGTAGCTGGCGGTCGTAACCGTCGTGCCAAAGCAACAATGCTTGGTGTGCAGGAGATGGGCTACATGATTCAGGACAAAGGAGATACTGAAGTAGCACTGACAGTAATGTACTCAGTACTTAACCATTATAAGTTTGCCAAGATTAAAGGTTATGACAGCAATGGAGACCCTATCCTGGAGACCGATGAGAAAGGTGAAGTGGTTATGATACCTGCACATGAGGCATACACTCGTGGAGCTAATAACATCCTGGAACGCAGAAGTGACGTGTTGTTTGACCAGGAGGATGAGAACCGTTTGAGAAACATTATATACTCAGAGATGCGTCGGGCACAGGGTAACTATGCCAGCTCAGACCAGACCAAGTTTGAAGAGACGGTTATTGGTAAGCTGGTATTTTTCTACCGTAAGTACCTGGTACCACAGCTGTTGAATCGCTTTGGTTACCTGAGACCCAACTGGGAAGCAGGAGAAGCTGCGCTGGGATACTGGCGTGCGGTAGCCATGAGCTGGAAATACTATGGTGCGTCCAATACACTCAAGCATTTTATCCTGGGTACCAAACTGGCGAATAAGATGGGTAGCACCGTGGATCTGATTAGTGTCACTGACAAGTCAGGTCGTACTGTACAGCGTCAGGGGGATTTGTATACCCGCAAGATTGCACAAGCCCGCCGCGATGCAATGGTAATGGCCATGATGACTGTACTGGGTATGATGGTGATGAGCTACATGAGACGTAAAGACGATGACGATGAGGAGATTGGTATGCTGGAAGGAAACGCACTGCGCATCTTCTGGGGTACCAAAGGGGAGGTCATGTCCATGTTCCCACTGGGTGGTGGATCTGAAGAATACATCCGCAACTTTACATCGCTGACGGTGTACACCCGCGAGCTGAACGCTATCAAGCGTATGGGAAGCCATGCCTGGAACCTGGCATTTGCCATGATGTATAATGGCGGAGAAGAACCAGACCCAGATGTAGATGGTGATGCAGCGTATCAAACCTGGAAAGATGCATTCTATACCCGCAAGGCCGGGCGTTTTGAAGAAGGCGATGCTAAGATTGTAAAAGACATTGAAGACCTGACTGGTATCCGCAACTTCCGCGACTTATTTGACCCATCAGACAGAGTGCAACAGATGAAGAGAAATCAGTAAGAATTGAGTATATTATATAGGAGGAGGTATCACTGCCTTCTCCTATATTCTACGTATGCCGTCTAAGTTTCTTGTACCCCTTGAACTGCCTGATTTTCAGGGCACTCCGCTCAGTACAGCTGATGCGGGATATGTACTGCTGTTTATCAAGTATGGATGGCTGACGTCACAATTACCTGATGGCACACAAGTAGATCTGGTATTACAACGTCCGCTGGACGGGTTCACAGAGGTGGACCGCTATGCTAATCCGGTCGTTGCTACAGACACTGTGCTTGGGGCAATAGAAAAAATCCAGCGCAGCTTAAGCACACTTAAACTTCAGGGAGATGTGACGGGAACCGCAGCTTATGTTGGCGGTGAACTTGTCATTGAGACAACTGGCGGGGGAGGTATCGATTGCACTGAACTCTTAAACTGTCAGGTCATCATAGATCTGGATGGTAGGATTTCCACGCTGGAAAACGCGCCCACAGCACCCAAAGTTGCTACTGAATTGGACACTTATCACTTCAGCGGTTACGGAACACAATACGAACCTGGAGACCTGGTGTACTACCAGGGTCACATTTACTCAGCCAATTTAACAAACGATGGTGTTACTCCTGCGATTGGCGGTAACGTGTACTGGACAGACCTGGGTGTAGGTAACCGTTTACGTCAGATTCTCTCAGACTGGAACGCTACAGCAGGTGAAGCACAAATTCTGAACAAACCTACAGCACTTAGTCAGTTTACTAATGATGCTGGATTTATCACTTCATTCACAGAGACAGACCCGGTGTTTGCCGCCAGTGCTGCTGCTGCAATAACATCTACAGATATTACTAACTGGAATACTGCATACGGCTGGGGTGACCATAGCACAGCAGGATACTTGTTAAGTGAAGCAGACACGCTAGACAGTGTTGTGGGAAGAGGTGATTACACAGACAAGCCGGTAACCATTGACGGAAGAGTAAACATGGTTACACAAACTGGTTCACTGAATTCAGTACGCATTGGTCATACAGACACACCTGTTGCATTTGTAGACATACGTCCCTCATATGCAGGTCCTAATACTGGACTCTATGTACAAAATCCCGGTGTAACGGGAAACTCGTATACAATAATAGCACAAGCGCAGCAAAATAACGCTGCTACTAATAATATTGCAGGTTATTTTAATGCGCAGTATGGAGCTACCAACACGGCTATTCGCACGGATTATGGTAACAACCTGCTTAATGCTTTGGGTGGAAACCTACTGGTAGGTACTATCGTAGATGCAGGATTCAAGTTAGACGTAAACGGATCAGTACGCTTTGGTCAATATTCAACATCAGGTACTATTGAGTTTTATCCTGACGGCGGAAGTACAGGTACATACACAGTATTTAAGTCAAGACTAGGTAGTTCTACAGGTCCTATTGTTGCGTTTTATGGAGATGTTGCTGGAACCTATAAAGGATATGCCTTATATGGTCCAGATGTATCTTATGATGGTTTACTACTTTACCGGGAAACTGGAACTTATGCAGAATCAATACTATTGGGAGTTGACAAAATTGTCATGCCCAACACCCAGATATTAGCATGGTCTTCAACAGGTCTTACGTACGAGACTGTCGATGTAGCACTGGCGCGTAATGCTGCCAACGTATTGGAAGTTAACAGCGGTACTGCTGGAAGCTTTGCCAAGCTGAAACTTAAGAACGCTATTATCAATGACCTGGTAGGAGGGAGTACCCGCATGGTGGTGGCTGACGCTAACGGTGAATTGAACACGCAGCCTTTACCTAGTAGTACAGGCACAGTAACTTCCGTGGCATTAGCTACAGGTGCCACTGGTACTGACATAAATGTGAGTGGTTCTCCAATCACCAGCTCTGGAACTATAACTTTGAATATCCCTGATGCATCAGCTACTTCCAGGGGTGTTATCACAACAGGCACGCAAACAATTGTTGGTCAGAAAACATTCCGTTCACTTACTACTATATTTGACTCTACTGACAGCGGTACTTTTATTGAAGGTAGGGCCAGCGGTGTTCTTTATGGAGGGATAGTGTTTGGCTTGTTTATGCAGTACAACGCTTATCCAGCTGCAACTCAAGGATTTATTTGGAAGAACGGAGCAGGTAATAACGTCATGGCTTTAGAGCAATCTGGGGTATTGACCGTACAAAATCTGGCAGGCACAGGAACCAGGATGGTTGTAGCAAGCAGTACAGGCGTCTTGTCTACCCAGGCCATACCAACAGGTAACAGTGGAACAGTAACTTCAGTAGCACTGGCTACAGGTACAACAGGTAGTGATGTCAATGTATCCGGTTCTCCCATTACAGGAGCAGGTACGATTACATTAAACATACCCGATGCGTCAACCAGCGCAAGAGGGTTGATTACTACTGGAACACAGACAATCACAGGTAGAAAAACATTTGACTCTCCACATCGTATTATTACAACAGATGCTACGCTGACAGATGGAAATTTTGGCAGCTACATTGGTACTACGTTTGCTCCACCGGCAAACCGCACGGACCGCAACCTGTACGGTGAACGCAACTCTATGGCCCTGGATTTAACACTGGGCACACTTACGGGTTCATCCACTTTCAACGTAACGGCACAGTACAACGAGGTATTTCTTGCGGCAGGTGGCGGTAGCACACAACCTATCCGCGCTATGATGACCGCATTGGTCGGTACGTCTGGTAAAGCTGCCATGAACGTTGCGGACTTCAGGTTCATGGAGATCAAGACTCCAGATAGCGGTGGTGTCACAGGACATGTGGTAACCACAGCAACAGGCCTGTACATCAATGATATAAGAAGCGCGCCTGGATACACTATAACTGATGCTTACGCAATTTACCAGGCAGGTACAACAGACATTGTATACATTGCGGGTAACTTGCGACTTCCATCTTATGCGTCACCAAGCGGTTTTGCATTTTTACTGACAGACACTTCAGGTGGCGTAGCTAGTCAAATGGTAACCTGGGACTATGTACTGTCTACTGCCACTGCGCCCTTTACATCTAATCACTTAGTTGATGGTGCCGGTTTTAGCTTTGGATTTGACGCACTAGCAAAATTTACGGTTAATTCAGTTGATGATTTTATCAGTCTGATTGCTACTGAGGCGACCAACACAACTGCAGTTGAACTTAAGCTGTGGAACGACGGACTTGCTACACTAACATCTAATAACACAATCTTAGGTTATACGGTGGCCATAGAAATAGACCCTGCAACCATGCGTTTAAAAACGCCACGTGTTACACAAAGCTTAGCGACTACGGGTCAATTCTTAAAACTGGTAAACGCAACAACAGGGGAAGTAGAGTTTGATACAGTATCTGGAGGGTCTGGTGGTGGTATTGCACTGACTGACTTGTCAGCAACATCACCTCTGCAGTATAACAACACCACAGGGGTATTTAGTATTTTACAGGCAAGTTCAATTGGTAACGGATTCCTGTCTTCTACAGACTGGAACACATTCAATGGTAAGCAGAACGCACTGGTATCTGGTACAAACATCAAAACCATAAACGGTGATTCTATACTGGGGTCAGGCAATGAACTGGTGCTTGATGGTGACCGTGCAAGATACGGTTATGAATACTTTAATGATTTTTTAAATTCTGTGACTGTATCAAATGGTACTGATGGTATAGGTCTCATAGCCTTTTTTAGTGGTACTGGTACGAGTCTTGCACCAAGTTCGGTTCCTGCTGTTCGCGCTACCAACCAACATGGATTTATTCAGCCTAATGCAGGTACAACTAACATCGGTGTTTCCGGCGTTTATAGCACAACTACTACAAGTAATTTTTTAATTACAGGTGGTGGTGAAATGGTGTTTGAAACATCGATTTTTGTACCAACACTGAGTGACGCTACTAATAGGTACCGTATTATTATTGGTTATGGTAGTACTGCAGGCAATGCAGCAGAAGTCAATGGTGTATTTTTTACTTATGATGAAGGTGGTACACTCAATGGATCTGTCGCTTCTGCCAACTGGCAATGCCTTTCTGTTGCAACCTCTGTGAGAACACAGACTACTACAACTGTGGCAGTAACAACCTCAGCATGGGTAAAACTAAGGATTGTTATCAATGCTGCAGGTAATTCTGCACAATACTTTATTGATAACATGACTGTGGCTGTAGCAACGCATAGTACCAACATACCAACAGGTGCTTCGCAATCAATAGTTCCAAAAATAGGTATTCAAAAAGCAGCTGGCACGACTAGCCGTACGTTCTTCGCTGACTATATTTCTTACAGGCAGACATACACAAATACCAAATAATGATCATGCATAAGTACAGGATGCTATTTGACAACGGGTATATTGAAACATTAAGTCTGGAGGAGGCCCAGGCTCACGGTAACTATGTAGAAATCTGGGAGGAAGTTCCAGACCCAGACCCTGCGCCTTAAGTTGAACCTATTTTCTCACAAGGATAAATGAATGACATGATCAACAACATCTCTCCAGTAAGTATATGGAAAGACGGAACAACACAATCAGCCACACAATTACTTTTGCGCATAGTGGCAGATGACCTGTACAGCCAGGCCATATTTTACTATGAGCTACTGACCGCCAATGATGATGTAGTCATCAACGGCAATTTGACCCTTAACGGTACTGCGTATACCACCTGGAATACCAGTGCCAATGCCACGCCTGGTGCATTTACCTGGGCAACAGACCAATTGAATCTAACCCTAACATAATATGGCTACAATAAAACTTGAAACTTTTGGACCGGGTGCATTTGGAAGTACGGCTTCCTCATTGTTCCAGTCAAAACTGCTTAATGCAGTAAACACAGCTCCGGCAGGAACGGTGATTGATTGCACATCATACACAGGAACGCTGACTCTAACAGGAACTGTTACCATCAAAAAACCGCTTACATTGCTTTTTGGCAAGGTGATCATTAATTTTTCGACAGGTAATGGAAGACACATGTTTCACATTCAGTCAAGCAATGTGGAGATTATAGGTCTTAACCGTTCTACAGCTACCGCCAGCGGAGATGCAGGGACATTGTTTAGAATGAATGTCTCTGGTGCAGGTTACCACATTTATGCGGCTAATACAAACACTACAGGTACTGCTTCTGCCAGTGGACTTGTGTTGGAAAACATAGACTTTGAAGGCCTGAAATCTACTTACACGTCAGTATCAAACGTTGCTACATACAGTTATGCCGGTGCCGGGGGAATACTGATTTCTGAAGGTAATCCTGATCAGTCAGGTTCAAACATAGCCAATATATCTTTGAAAAACATTCATGTGAATTCTGCCAGACATCATGGAATTATGATCTACGGTGCAATCACTTCACGCCTTGAGAAATGCCGTGTGAGAAACACTGGCGGACATGCTTACTATATTGCAGGCAGCTCAACATCTGTACATTTTGATACATGCTATGCACTCTCTGCAAACCTTGCTGGTTTCTGCCTGCATGGTTCATCTTACAGTGTTTTGACAGCATGTGCTGCTGATAACTGCAGTGTAGGCTACTGGCTAAGAAGCGCTAAAGCAACTACGATTACATCATGTGGAGCAGAGGCGTCTACTATTAATACATCTACACTTCCGTATAACCTAGGCATTACATTGTGGAACTCTAGTGGTATAACAACCATCAATGACATAGGTTCTGACAACATTGGTTTCTTCAAGGGAACTAATTTCCTGCTGACAGGCGGTGACGGCAATATCCTTAATGCGTGTTACTCTAAGGATCCAGGTAACCGCGCAGGTCAAACCACTTATGCTCATGCAAAGACCTCACATTTTACAGTTGCGGGTGCTGCCACAAACAATCGCATATCTGTACCTACCATTGCAGGTACATCTCCAGTAAAGTATCGTTTCAGATACAATGCCATTGGTGGCGATTATCCATTCTTCAACTTCCTGGACTACTACGTTTATACCGTGGAGACAACAGATGCAGAACCTGCTAACGATCCTGCAATGACTCCTTTACAGGAATTGTATAATCAAAACAATACTTACCTCATAACTTTTATTGACTAATGGCCAAAGTAAAACAATCTTCTAATACCTTTGCACCCAAGTCACGTCGTAAACGTCCCGGCGTGCATGCAAAGAGTAGAACTTCTGGATTAAAGTCCAGCAAGCACTACAAAAAACTTTACAAAGGACAAGGATAACACCTATGGAAAACACCAAAACCAAACTAACGGTAGCAGAGCTGTGGGCACTCCATGGCGAATTAACTGGGACAGAGCTTCAGCAAGCCCTGTTGTCTCAGAAACTTTCTCTAACCACCAAGTTCTATTTGACCAAACTGGCCAAAGCCTGCGGTGAGCACAAGACCAATTTTGAGAGTGTGCGCAATGAAAAGATCAAAGAGCTGGGCGTTGAAGATGAGACAGGTGCCATCAGTGTACCTGAGATGGTTGATGGCAAGGTCAATGAGAACTTTCTTACATTACGTGATGCAGTGAATGAACTGCTGAAAGTAGAAGAGGAGATTGAGCACCCTGTGTTCAACATTGAGGATTTTGCTGCAGTAGAAACAGAAGGTTTCTATCCTGTATTTTTCAAACTTTTAGGACTGTAAAAACAAAGGGAGGCATTAGACCTCCCTGTTGCTTTACAAAATGTATTGGTCAGGGGCCAAAGTAATGGAACCCTGAATCAACATCGTCTACATTACCAGACTTAATGTTGTAGATCAGCGACGCCATGGTGGACGTCGTGCTTTTGCTTTTGTCTTCTTTCTTGACAAAGTACTTGCTGGTCTGCATGTAGGTGAAATCGTTAGCGTCCTCATAGACTTTGACGTACATCTCTGTAGCAGTCAGTACATCCTCCCACGTATATTCTGGATACTCTTTGAAGAACCATTTGAAGCGGTCAAACAACTCTTTGGGATTGGTCCTGAACGTAACGCTTGACCCTATCTTTTTACCCTTTGGAAACATCTCGTTGTATTTCACAATCTGTTCTTCCCAGTCAGAGAAGGGAACCTCTGTTTTCTTTGCGCGCTTCATCTTGGCTAAGATCTGCTCAGCTTCACGAATGACGTGCAATCCTTTGTCAGTGATTTTGTATACGGGGGTCAGACCCCCGGATTTATCCTCAACCAGGTGACCCGTGAGTGCCAGTCGATACTGCTCACTCTTGTAGTTCACGTAGCTGGCGTACATGTAGTTTTGATGTGTGGTGTGCAGTATGAACAACCCGTTGGGGGTGATCTTCTGTTGCACCAGGTAATCATATAGTTCTTTCATAACGTGTTGGTTTAAAGAATGGGGCTGCCGTTATACAGCCCCTTTCTAATTTAGCGTACTGGACAAGCTCCGCCTTCGCAGTCAGCGATGTCCATATCGTCCAGGTTGATAGTGCTATCAAAACTAGAGATGGTCTTGACACCTGCTGATAGTTCAGCAAACTTCTCTTCTGTGATCTCTTCCAGGGGAGCTTGGTCAAAACCATGCTCGTTGTGTAACAGGAAGGATACACTCTTGACATTGATGTAGTTTTCAGCCAACCACTGACGGATGGCTTCCAACTCTTCTTTGCGGTAGTAAATGGTGACAGACACCGCGTTGTCAGACCACTCCGTCTGCAGACGCTTAATCACCTCCAGCTGGTCCAATGCAGTCATGTCATTGGCCAGTAATGTTCCTTCAGGAAACTTACATGGGAAAGATACCACTACAGTGGAGTGATCTTCTGTCCCGTCAAAGTTGCGCTGGTACTCCACGTGATACCCGTGACTCTTGCATACACCCACGATTGGGCTGTCAGAAGCCATGCGGATACGGCGGATGTAGTACTGCGAGTAACCTGGATGAGCACCTGATGTGACACCTGCCAACAGACTCAATGTACCAGAGGGCTTGACCGTGGTCAGCTTGATGGAAGGATTAAATCCTTTGGCCTGGCTGTACTCATCGTCATACGCTCTCAGGTAGTTGTAACAATCTGACAACCAGCTTCTTTGTTCTTCAGTGGCTTGTAAATACCCGGTCACCCCAATACCCATGCGCATGTTCTTGTGCACGATGTCTTCAGTTTCCTGAACGGCACACTTGATTGCCAGGGAATGTTTGTTGATGCGGTACAGCAATCTTGCTACCTCATACAACTCATTCTTGCTGTCAATGTTGGGCAGGTAGATCTCTGCCAGACAGCAGGTTTCATAGTTGGCCAGGGATTGTTCAGCACATGGATTGAATCCCATGACGTCATGGTCAGGATACTGCGTCTCCCCGGTGCGACCCATGCGACGAGCTGCCTCCAGGTTGATAAGACCATATGGTTCACCATTGCCTTTGTATCCTTCCCAGAACTCTTCTGGCAACTTGGTTACATCGTCACAGATCACGGAGTTGTTACTCATCGCTCTCCAGTTGGGGATGCCACCCAGGTCCCAACGCTTGGCGCGCAGGAATTCAAAATCGTCATAGTCACCCAGGGCGATCTGCGCTGAGCGTCTAACATTACCAGCTACGACAATGCGGCCAATAATGTTCATCATATCCAGGCAGTCAATAGGGCGCAGGCGTTTGCCAGCACGCGTGTTCAACAGGTCATTGATGGCGGTCATGCCCCAGACCAGATCCTCCGGTCCAGAAGCTACCCCGCCAAAACCTTTGATGGGTGAACCCTTGGAGCGGATCAGATGCGTGGCAAAGCTGAAGCCTTTACCAGTGACAAATGAAGCTTCCAATACACGGTGAAGCAATTCTACCCAGCCTTCTCTTGAGTCTGGCACAATGAAGTCTGCGTCGTTTACATCCTTGCGCTCAATCTTTACCTTCTTTAAAACCTTGGGGATCTGATAGACATGCTCGCGCTGGATGTTGAATCCAACGCCTGAGCCCAGCATCAACATCTCAAAGGTCCAGGTAAAAGGTCTGATCGGTGCGTCCACGACAACGAACGCACAGTTTTGTAATGAAGGCAGACCTAAGCGATCTACCGTTTTGGTACCTAACTGCCACAGGAAACGTCCTGCCACAGTTCCTTTCAGGTTCACCATCATGTGGCGGACCGCAGCTTCTTCAGCAGGAGTAAACCCTACATTCAGCTGTTCTTTGCAGGCCTTGACTACACGGTCAACGGTGTCAGGCCATTCTTCTGTTTTTCCATTCTTTGTTGGGCGCGAATAGGTGCGCTTGTAGGTTACATAACCTACTGGACCCCAGGGAATTAAAGACGACAATTCCCTAGGGCTGATGGGTGTTTCTGCCATAAGGTTGGGATTAAAAGTTAGTGTGTGTTCCTAAATGAGGGCTGCAAATATAGGAGCATATTGTAGACCTGCACATATAGTCTACAAAATAATTTCCAGACATTCTGCACATATGAATTAAGTTTTTGAAAGTGTGCGCGGAGTCACATAATTCCGTATATTCTTGTAGAGGGTGGTGGAGAAAGTATCTTATTATCTCTACAATATGAATTTTGCATTTCTTATGAAAACCAAGATCTGGTTACTGGCTTCATTGTCCATTCTGTTACCGATCAAAGAGCTGATGCTCACCGTTGGATTCCTTGTAGGCGCTGACCTTGTGGTCGGCATCTGGAAGGCCATAAAACTCAAACAACGTATACGTTCCAGACGTATGAGTGACACCGTCACCAAACTACTCTTGTATCAGGTTGCAATCATCTCAGCATTCCTGATTGAAAAGTATGTCATTACAGAAATGCTACCCATTGCCAAACTTGTAGGTACTGTGATAGCCATTATAGAATTCAAGAGCATTATAGAAAGCATTGAAGCTGTGACCAAACAAGACATTTGGACCCGCATCAAAAACTTAATCGGTCGCAAGAGCGATGACTTGGTAGATGCCATGGGTCAAGACGCTGAGTCACCAGCTCCACCTAAAAAGAACAAGGCTAAGAAAGAGACAACGCCTGATATCTAATCCCCTATGATTGACCGCAAAACCAGCTTCTTCACCGGGATCATTCTGGTCCTGGTTTTTATTATCCTATTGCAACGTGCCTGCACACCGCCTTGCCCTGAGGTACCTACCCCGGAGCCAGGTGTTCGTATAGACACAGTGTACAAGGAGATTGTTAAAACAGAGACTAAGCGCGTAACTGTATACAAAACAGATACGCAGTATGTCCGTGAACCCTGGATGATTCCTGATACCAACTATGCTGTTCTCAAGAAACAGTTTGAAGAACTGGTGTCAAAATATGCTACCAAGCGCATATACCAGGACACCATTAAAATAGACTCCATTGGCACCCTTGTTCTGACAGACACAGTTCGCAAGAATATGCTGGCCCTCAGGACCTATGCTCATAATTATAAGATCCCCACCATTATTGTAACTAAGACTGTTCCACTTCCACCCAAGCGACAAGTGTTTGTCGGAGGGGCCATTGGAGTTACTTATCCTGTATCCATATCTACAGTACAGGCAGGAGCCATACTCAAGAATAAAAAAGATCAGCTGTTTGGACTGCATGTCGGTCTTGACACACGTGGCATCTTGACCTACTCGCTTTCTTCCTACTGGAAAATATCCTTTAAACGCTAATACCTATGAACCTCAAACAAATTGAATTTCCTGCCACGCAGTATTTACAGGAGGAACATCCTAAACGTCAGATTTATATTCACCACACAGCGGGTAACGCAGACGGTGAAGCCACCTTTAAAGGTTGGGCCAATAATACGGAGCGCATCGCTACATGTGTGACCATCAGCGGTAAGATAAAAGGCAAACCTGAACTGGACGGTCAGATTGTACAAGGGTTTTCTTCTAAGTTTTGGGCATGGCACTTGGGCGTCAAAGAAGAAGTCTTTAAAAAGCACAGGGTTCCATACAAGAACCTCGACAAGATTAGCATTGGTATTGAGATCTGCAACTGGGGACAACTTACTCAGAGAAACGGCAAGTTCTATAACTACGTAGGTAGGGAAGTTCCTGCTGACGAAGTCTGTGAACTGGCCACTCCTTACAAAGGAAACAAGTTCTTCCACAACTACACAGATAAACAGATCGAGTCTGTAAAGCAACTGCTGCTGTTGTGGAAAGACAGATATGATATTCCCTTGACTTATGATGAAGACATCTGGGAGGTAACACCCCGCGCTCTCAAAGGAGAGGCAGGAGTGTTCACCCATAATTCTGTCAGAAAAGACAAAACAGACATCTACCCTCATCCTAAGATGATAGAGATGCTCAAAAGCATTTAAAAGAACTACATAGTAGTTTGTTTATAGTTGGTTTCTTCCGCAAGGTCCTCACAACGGTGGGGACTTTGTGTTTACAGACGTACCAACTCGTCGTGCTTCAGGATCATAACATTGTTGTCAAGAGGGTCTGTGGTCTGTATGAAAGTTAGTACCAGCTGAAGCTCGCGCATCTGTGAATAATTCAGATAGTGTTTTTCAAGCTTTTCTTGCCACTTGATCTTAAACCCGTTACCATCATTGGTTACTGTCAAGATGTTCTGACCCCTTACAGGAGTGTGCCAGTCGTTGCTGTTGCTGTAGCTTAGACGATATACGTCATATCCTGTTTCATCGTCAACAAACTGGTCTAGGTGATACTTGACGCTGTCGTCAGTGGTATCTAAAATGTAGTGTCTCATTGTTCAATAATGTTTAGTTCTGTCATTAGTTTTCTGACCTTATTAATCAGGTCATTCAGGTTACCGTCGTTGACGATCACGTGCATGAATGGGTACTCATCAAGTGCTGTCTCAGAAGGATGGTCATTGAGTTTGATGCCTGGACGCTCGATGCGCAACAGTAAACCATTCTGCTCTTTGATCGCAGCAGCTTCATTGGGGAAACGCACATCAGTAACGATCCAATAGCTGGGGTTATATTGTGACAGTTTGGGAAACCTGTAGTCTGCCATCAGTGCGTTAACCCACACGTTCTCGTGCAAACCTTTTCTTAGACCTTCTGTACCAAGTTCCTGCAGAAGCTGGCGCACAGTCATGCGCTGCATGCCAATGACGTACTCAACAGGTAATGCTTTGAAAGACTGTTTGGCTATTTCTACAGCCTGTTCAGCCTCTTCTCTGGTCACAAAACGACCGGACTGTTGCAAAAGTTTGCGGTCCATAAGTACAGAAATGGTGTGGTAGTTCCATTCAGAACCCAGGTATTCCTTCTTGAACTCCTGGTCTTCAAATTTTTCTACAGGAATGCCTGTTAACAAAGAAGCAATCTGCTTCAGTTTACCTGCAAACTTTTTAATTTTGTAATGAGAACCACGGGCTACGTAGCCGTTGTGCTCAAGGTCTGCAATAATGTCTGCATTGGTCATACCATACACCTCAGGGTCTAAACTGAGGTATTGTATAATGCGGGCAACGGTATCTTTACCGCTGCCAATTTTGCCAGAAATGCCAATCAGGTTGGTGTTCATTTGTTGTAAGTCTTAATGCGTTTGACTATACTTGATTTGTCAATGGTGATGTGGTACTTCATGCGTAAGTAACGCATTAGTAAATACACCTTGTTGGTTTTGGAGGGTCGCTCTGCTACCTTGCAGAACTCCTCATATATCACGTCTTTCTTCATAGGTAGTAGATAAAGAGACAACCGGTTACAATTTGTAACCAACTGTAACCGGCATCTCTGGTTTGTGTTTAAAATCTAGCTTCAGCCGCCAGCTCTTCAGCTTTTGGGATCAACGTTAATGGCTCACCTGTTGGAAGGCTGGCCGTCTTTGGCTCCAGGTATAAGAGGTTGTCAAACACCTGGTGCACTTTACCCTGGTCATTCATCCAGTCAGCGGGGTGGCCTTCTTTCAGTGCCAGGGTAATGTGGTTGTACAACGCCCAGGCAGACTCCGGGTCAACTTTGTAGTCAAAACTTGGCTTAACAAGTTCACTTTTGACAATACCCATCTGCATACCATTAAGCACATTCTCTTCAAAAAAGAGCGTACCCAGGATGTGATGGCGGTCGTTTTTGGTCAGGTTGCGGTCACGCATGTTGTCCTTGTGACGGACTAGCGTACGCCAGTATTCGTCAGACTGGCGGATGTACTCCGCAATGTGACCTTCAGCCAACACATCAGCAGTGCCGGTGTGCACCCTGCGGTACGCACCAAACTTGCTGTTGTTGATCATCATGCCGTTCATACACACTTTCACCATGCCGCCCAGGTTGAACCTGAAGGCATACTGCTTGTTGTATGAGTTCATGAAGTTGGCCGCCAGTTCAATATCCATATCAGCTTTGTAGTTGATGCGGAAAGAACCTGTGGCAATGTCACCGTTGTTGGAGCAACGATAGTCTTCACCAGTAATGACAAACCCAGCGTTGGTGATCTCGCTTCTCACACGGTTGATGACCTGTGTGTGAGAGATGGGGGTATAAGATTTGGTGCGCTCAGGTAGGGTGGCGCCTATAATGGTGGCATACGCGGGCATGCCCTTGATTGTTCTTTTCATGTTAGAACAGACTTAATTGTTGGTTTACTAAATGTGATGGTAATACAGGTGCTTTCTTCTCAATTTTGGCAATCTCATCATAGATTTTGTCCAGGTAGTACTTTTCATCCACGTCATACTCCTCCCAGGTTTTCTCTTGGAATTTGTTGAGTATGGTTTGGTGGACGTTGCCACTCTCCAGTTGCATGGTTCTTCCATCGGGGTTGGCTTTAAGCAGCTTACTTCCCCGTTTAGAATTGTAGTAGCGGACCAGTTTCTTGAGGGTCTCCTCCTTGTACTGTCCGTCCTCTACATGCTGTCTGATGAAATACCAGTCGCCTTTCAGCTTGGCACCTGCGCAGTAGTCATGAATGTCCCGGTTGTTTTGTACAAACTCCCTGGGATCTGTGCCATGTATAAAGTATGCATACCACGCCTTGGGTATGATAAGCATGCTTTTGTTCTTGTGCAGGGCCAGTTCGTCATATTCAAAGCGACCCTTGCACTTGGTCTTGCCGTCCTTATACACGGCTATGTAGTTGTTGACGTCTCCAATGATCATCTTGCTGTACTCCACCATCTCCAGTTGCAGGGAGGTCATCTCCTCCCATTCCTTGCAGACCTGGTAGAACAGCTCTTCATGTTCCTCGTCGATCAGAAACTCCAGACCATCGGTGTTCTGCATCAGCGGTTGTGCACCCGGTATGCGGGTGGCCAGCATCTCATAAAGCATGCTGAGCAACAACTGACCGTTGATGGTGATCTTGAACGTCAGCTCCGGGTCATACAGGAACGAGTGACGCTCCTTGCTGAGTCCATACGTGGCGTTCAGAATGATCTTGAACAGGTAGTTCAACGGGTTCTTCTTGTCATACTTCTTACGTTCCTCAAACATCCATTCATACAGCTCACAGAATTCTTCCTTGGGCAAATGCGCTGGACTCCACTTGTTTCTAATGGCCAGGTTAGGGTAGAAGCTGGTCACATCCGCAGATATAATCTTCTTGCCTTGCTTGGCTTCATAGATTCCTGAAGCGATGCAGCCATGCAGACCACCCAATGCGTAATCCGTAGGCACCTTGCGGTACATCATACGATAGCTGGGTCCTTTTTTCTTCTGCTCAATGTCCTCCACATCAGCGGTGTCAACGACCAGAGCTTTAAACCAGTTGTGCACGGCTATAAACTCTGGTGTCTCAAACTTGATGTACGGGAGCAGGATGTCACGGACCACCACCTGATCACGCGGGGTGCGCATGTTGCGGATCACCTTCTTGTCCATCCCTAGTTTCTCACTCAGGAAGTGCAGGAAGATCTCCTTAGATATCTTTGGCTCAGAGGCACTGTACAAACGCACGTCGTACTTACGGCTTAGCTCCGCCCGCAGGTTAATCTGCGAGACCATCACCTTTTCTCCCTTAGGATTGGTGAGGTTGAAGATGGCCTTGGTGCTTTGCACGTCGTTGATACAGTAGCTCACCACCATGTCAGTTGTCCCACGATCGCGGACAATTTCATAGTGCGGGTGAGGCATCTCTTCCACGTTGTGCCAGTCCATAGAGAACTGGATCCACTTCAGAGAACTGCTTTTGGCGCGGTTGTCCCAGTGGTTGAGCTTAAAGATATCCACACAAGGTATGGACAGCTTGAATTCTGGATAGTCAAGGAACTCGTTGTTGCGTGATTTGTTGATCACGGATTGTGCATACTGATAGATGACACTGGTGTAAACGTCAGCGTCCACATCCTTGCGGCAGAACATCTCCTGGTTGGCAAGAATATACTCAGTAATCTGGGCGTCAAACCCTAAGTTGTTGAAACCTAGATGCCAGTCACCTGCTGCGCGTGATTCCATGAGGAACTCCGTAAAGGAGCGCATGTCGTTGTGATAGGGGTCTACCACAAAGACTTTACGCTCCTCACTGTTCATGTCCTCAAAGACGGCAACAAAGCAATTGACAATGGTTTCATAGTCCATTATCCAGAACTTGCGCTGTCTCATGATTAACCTTCTTGCTCAGGTTGCTGGATAGACTCTACAGCTTGCTGTGGATTAGGAAACAACGTTTCAGCAATAACTGCTGCTTCATGGTTCACCACAAATCGGTCAATGAACGTGGTTATATCGGTCATGTTGTCCATGTAGTACTCCGTGAATGTGCTGAGGATACGACGCTCCTCAACAAAGCGGGGTTGTGCAGGGTTGCTGCCTTTGACCGGGATGTTCTCACCCTTGTCATTCAACTTGGGAAGCATGATAGGTTTCTCCACTGTGGTTTTGCCAATAATGGCAAGCACTTTGGTGGTTGGGTCATAGATCGCCTCTACAAATGGACAATCATTGGTAATTGGCATCAGACGGAATGTCTTGTGCCCGTACCAGTCGGTACTGTAAGCAAGCATGTTCTGCATAGCTGTTAGGGATTATTGGTTATTGATTCTTGATATACTTCGCGTTCTCTGTCATAGCCTTCACAGAGTTCGCCCACCTGGCGGATGAGGTCTTCATCCACATCCAGGATCTTGGCGTACTGTGAAAAGTATTTCTCAGGGAACAGAAAGCTTTCTATATATACCCACTCTGGCGTGTGTACACCATAATAGTCAGTAAGTATTTTCTTTGACTCCACGCTCATGCGGGAGTATTTACCTTCAAGGAAAGCATCTAGGTCTTCTCTGAAAGGGTTCATGTCAAACACATAAGCAACGAGGTCATCCTCAACCGGAACAACCTCTGTAAAATTCTTATGCGTGATGAGTACTTCGCGCTCAAAATCGCGCCATTCGTCAGTGTCTTCTTTCTCATACAAACACACCAGCTTGCGGTCGCCCACATCGCACACGCCCGGCCACGCCAGATAAGTCTGGTATGGCTTGGGGTGCTTTGATTTGTGGAATCCTAACAAGGGGTATAAGAATGTGTAAGACTTTTGAAAGTATTTTCTATAGATCTCTGAAATCATAGTGTTAACTCTTCATGGAGCAGGTACTGGAAGGGTAAGCTGAAGTCACGCTTTCTGAAATGGTAAGCTGCTTCGTTCAACTTCTCCCTGGTATCACTGATCCACTGGTTCAATTTTTCATCGCTCACCTTGATAGGTGCGATCTGCATGTAAGGGTCAATGACGATAAACCTGAACTCGATCTTCCATCCTGCATAATACTCTGGTCTGGAGAGGTACTGGTCTTCTACCAGCATCGCATACATCGCTGCCTGAATCCAGTAGCGGAAGTACTCTATGCTTTCAGAAAAACTGTTGAGGTCCTTGCCGGTCTTCTTCACGTCGTTGACGCGGATGACTTTGTTCTGCGGATCAAAGACTAGGTTGTCTATGAAACCACGCAAACCAAAAGGCAACGCCTCAGGAAAGCTAATGATCTCTTTCTCATTCTCTTTGGTAATACCATTGAAGCTGTCACCAAAGTAACCCATGCGGTCCATGACCGTAGGGTTGGAAGTGATCTTGTCCACCACGGCTTTACAGAAGTCATAGGTGTCCTGACTTACAACGATCTTGCCTTCCATGGTAGTGAGATATCTCCAGTATTCTTCATGACGGGAAGTGATCATTTTCTCCAGGCGCTGTGCATCTGTCTTCAAAGACTGGTACAGGTTAGCGTCACGCAGGATGTCCAGGATGGCATCGCCAAACTCAGCCAATTCTGTGCGGGTATCACCGTGCGCCTTTAGGTCTTTATGGTGCATCAACAATGTTTCCAACACCTTGCGGGGGTTGTCGCTGGGCGGTTCCTGTACAGAGAGCACGAACTGGTTGTCAAAATGAGTGGGGTGCAACAGCAGACAGTGAATGAGGCTGCCCTCGATCATGTTCTGGTCCATTGCATCATCTCGTTGCTTCAGCACATAATGCTGGTAAAACAGCGCAGGGCTGTATAATAGTCTGTTCAAACCTGAGTAAGACATCAGGAATGGTTTGCTGAAGAATTCTTCTTCTTTCTGAATACGCTCACTGAGGGCAGGTGGTGCCACGAACGATTTGGTAATTGATGATGCCATGTTAAAAACAGTTTTCCATATCCCGGTTGTAATAGCGGCCCAGGATGTTGCCGTTGTAGCTGTCGTTTTTCAAGACGTCAAGCTTGACTTGCCAGCTGAGTTCACAATACGTCAGGTATTTCTTGGAGCAACACAGCTCCAGGATTTCACGCTTGAAGTGTTTGTTACCCTGCTTACTGATGTCTGCGCTCAAGTCTTTAGAGGACCCGTGGTACAGCAACCAGTCTGATTCCTTGATCTCAACGCGAAACTTCTTGCGGGTTCCGGTGAGGCGCTTCTCAGTAGCTGATATCTTCTTCTTGCGGGAGTGATACAGGCTTTTCTTGCCGATGTAAAACCTACCTGTCTTCAGGTTAGTGATCTTATAGACAAAGCCGACAATGGCTTCATGGTTGGGAAGTTGGTGTACCTTGGTGATCTCTTCACCAGTGGGTACATAGGTCCAGTTGTTCATAAGGATAAGCGGTGTACAAATGTAGTTATGTTCTACAAAAAGTCTACAGGTCTACAACATTATTTCTTCTGCTTGGTAGGCGTTGATGGCACGATCAAGCACAGGCACCAGGTACTGCAGGGCTTTTTGTTTGCCATGCACCTTGATGATGTCGCTGATGTCTTTCTCCTGTGGCAGGTAGACATAAGGGATACCGTAGGTCTCCTTGTATTTTTGCATGCTGGCGATACCAGCCTGGTCAGAATCAAAGAGGGTGACGATTGCCTTGTAGTCTGCTTTGAATGCTTTGATCCTTTCTTCAGGGATCATCGTGTTCTCAGAGTCAGGGCAGATCACATCTACTTTGAGTAAAGGTAAACTCTGCAAGGCCATGCAATCTTTCAGACCGCTGGCGATTACCAGGAAGCGGTTGCCCTGCAGCTGGTCTTCACCTTGCAGGTAATCGCAGATCTTGATGAACTTGCGGGAGCGGTTGAGTGGCTGGTAGATCTTATAGAGAACACCTTCACTGGTATAGTACCCGTATATATTCTTATTGGTCACCACGAATTCCTGAACCTGGATGCCATCTTCCATGGTCTTACCCATGACGTAGCGCTCAATAGGGCGAACGTTGTAACGCTCCAGCAACTGGCTGGAAATGTTGTACGGGCTCCAGAATTCAGCATCAGCTTTATTCCAGCCCCTGGTCTTCACGTCCACAACCTTCCAGGCACTGTGCTCTACGATTTGTGTATCGCAGCGCTTGCCCGTCTTGAGGTAATCCGCATAGTCCTGCATAATGCGGCTTGCGGTTTCTGCAAAGGGCAGGTTCCAGACATGCATCATCATGTCAATGGCACTGCCGCCTTTACCCGTGCTGAAGCACTTGTAGCGGTAGGCTTCTGCATCCCTGTTGTAGTATATGAACATGGACGGAGTTTTGTCAGCAGGATTGAACATGCTGTGGATACGCACGCGCTGTCCTGATAGTGGCTGCAGTCCCAGGTAGGTCTCAAAGATCCAATGGCTGGGTACGGCATGCACATCATTTATAAAACTTCTGCTTGAAAACATAGTGAAAAGAAAAAAGGGGAGAGCTGTGACACTCTCCCCAGTTATTCATATGGGTAGGGATTAAGGCAACTGAAGGTCACCCAATCCACCGGCTGCTGGAGTTGTACCCAAACCACCGAGTGGATCCTGTCCGCCAAAGCTGCTCACGCTTTCTGCACCGCTTTCAGCACCTGTACGGCTCTTGTCAAGCAACACATACTTATCGCGGTCAAATGCAAGCAGATTCAAAGGCTGGCGGTCATCATTCTCAAGAGCTGAGAATGGGAACAATTTGCCTTCGTTCTTTGGGAAGAACATACGGTAGTTGGGTTTGTCATAGCCTTCCTGGAAATACTCCTGTCCACCAATGGTGAAGTAACCCCACAACTCTGGGTCAGTCAGGTATTTACCCACTACCTTTACATAATCCTCAATGGTCTCTGCTTCAACACCATCAGCGTTCATGCGGTCAAGCACACCCATTTGCTTAGCCAGGTTGTTCATCCAACGGAAGATCTGCTCATCGCGCTGAATGGTCTTACCCTGGTACTCATAGGTTGAGAAAGGATAGCGACCTGAACGCACGTTGGCGATCTGTCCGCGGTAGTTGCCAAGACTTGGGTTGTTCTTGTCAATGGCCACACCCTGGAAATCGTCACCACGGTCGGTGCCTTCCAGTAAGACGTTGATGCTGTAGGCTTCTGGATCATAAGGAGGTGTGTCCAACTTGATCTCTGCAATTCTACAGTAGTGAGTACCTGGTGTTAAGATCTTAGGTACTGATGAACCCGCATTGGGGTTAAAGGATGATGATTTAAACATACTGATTTGTGATTATTCTTTAATGAAAACTTTACTCCAGTCAACTGATATGTTGCCGTCTTTGTCAATTTTGGAAATCTCAATTTCCTGGTTACGCAAGTGCTCAGGGCGTGCACCGCAGTTTACTTCATCTGTGGTCTTGAAACTCAAGATGGTCTTGTCACCTTTGCGGTACAGATAACCAATGGCATCTGAGTGTGCAGCGGTGATGCTCTTGATACGACCGGTGAGTTGCAAGTCAAGGGCATTGAACTCTGTTCCGTTCTTCTCCAGGAGCGTGTCCTTCACGTGACCCAGCAGGATCACATGTGGAGCCAAGGTCTTGATGTAGGCAATGATCTTTTCAAACGCCTGGCGAAGGTATGGGTAACCTGCACCGTTGGGCATGTTGGTGATCGAGCCATACTTCTGCTTACCATCGGTAAACCAGTTCTTACCCATCGGGGTCTTGCTGTACAGCTCCTCTGCATACGGGATGCACATTTCTTCTAATGCGGTGATGGTGTCTACTGCAATGTACTTGTACGGTTTACCCTGCCCCAGGATCAGTGTACCAATCTTCACAATGTCTGTGATGCTGTGCGCCTTAAGCTTAATTGCATCCACATAGTCAGAACCGTTCTCCAGGTCTAAGATTAAACAATCATCCAGGTTGGCCAACAGGGTAGTCTTACCCACCTTGGGCTTACTGAAGATGACCATATTCTTAGGGTTTTGTGACACGGCTTTGATTTTCTTGGTTGGTAACACGAATTCTGGTTGCGGGACCGCTGGTGCAATCGCTTCTTTTTTCTCTGCTACTTTTTCTGCTGCCATACTTTACCTTTTTCAATTAATTGATTCAGCCATTTCTTGTTGCTTAAGGGTACGTTCTGCAAGACGCAGTACAGATCGCGGATGGTCATCTTGGTGTAATGATCATCTTCCATCTCACTGAACATCTCAGTATACTTGTCCTCACTTAACAGATCGTCCACCGTGGCGCTGAATAAATCCACTGCGGGTGCGTCTGTTAACGTTGTTGTCATATCTGGTACAAGGGCTTTGACGCTGGTCTTGTTTACCATCACTAATTTGGTTACGCGGACCACGTAGGTAGGTGTGGTCAGCTTGGCACCGGATGCTGTGGTCGTGACTTCTTTGTAGTCAGGATTGGTTCTCCAGTGTGGATCAAAAGGCAGGTGATATAACACCCTGAACCCTTCATGATAGTGGCCCTGTTCCCAATTGAACAGTTCACAATAGATGCCATCTTCATTGTTCAGCTCATTGGGAAAGAACCGCACGCATTCTTCGCGTGATGTACCCCCGCTGAACTCCTTACCCATGTAGCACAGCTTTGCGGAAAACTGAGGATTAGGGTTGGATGTTTTGTCAAACACAGATTGCCAGAACGGACGATACTCCGCGGTGATCTCTGTGATGTGCTTTTTTGCAGAGTCTGCTTGAAAACTACTCATACTTGTTAATTTACTTTCTTGGTTGTTGCATAGGAGCTTTGGCTTCTACGATGGTCATTAAAGCATACTCTGCTTTGTACCACTGAATGCCTGTATCTCCAAAACGGTTCTTGAGTACGTGCATGGCCAGCAGGTACTTGTCATCCGGCTGGATGATGTACTTGAGCGGACCGTACAAACTCAGGTTGTACTTGGCAGGACGGTTGTACGCGATCATGACGTCTGCGCATTGCAGCAGGTAGTCAGACCCGTATACGTCTGCTTCAGTGGGGTAGTTGCTAAGTGAACCAGGCTTCTGACGGTCAGGGTCATCGATCTCACGGTTCAGCTGTGTCAGTACAAGAAATGTGATGGGCAGCGCATTCTTCATTTCTGTCATCATGGTTGCCAGGTTTTGTAGTGTCATCTGGCGATTGGTCTCTGTACCACTCTGCTTGACCAGCAGGGTATGGTCCAGGGTGACCACGAATGGCTTCTTTACTTCCTTGTAAAAATCAATGAGTGCTTTACGCATCTCAATAACGGTCAACGGGGTGTCAATCACATAGTCCTGGCGGTGTCCTTGTGTAGCCACATAGTCCACCAGCTTCTTCATGTCACCCGCACTAAGCGGTGGCATGTCTGCATCGCCTGAGCTTTGCAAGTAACGGATGTTCATGCGATTGGCACTGGACAGCTCTCTGAGGGCAAGGTTACGGCCCAGCATTTCAAACTGAAAGTGCAGGACGGCAAAGTCCTGGTCCTTGTTGATGCGCTGTAGCTCGCGGGTCAGGGAGGCTGCGATCAGTGTCTTACCTACGCCGGGTCTAGCTGCTAGTACATACAACGATTGCCACTCAATTCCGTTAAGCCCTATGCTGTTGAAACCTTCCCATTGTGTTCTGAGTGATTTAACCTCACCCTTGGCACGGGAAGAAATATAGTCAAGGCCCTGTTGCATAATGTCAGTGTACCTCTTCCAGGGCGAACGAGAGGTGACAGATTTAGTAGAGCCAGTTGTGCTGGCCGGTGCTTCAAACATAAATATGGGACGGAAAAGAGGTTGCTAAAATAATAAATTTGTAGAGCAAAGACAAGTAAGCTCTACAGAAAAAACGTCATTGTTTATAACTTTTACCACACTACGGGAGTGTCCGTCAACAATGTGTTGACATCGTTGAAAATGTTGTTGCAGTCCCACTTTTGTTGCTTTTGATAAGCTGCAGAAGCAGGGTGTGAACATGTCAAGATGTGGTGGTGATCATCTACCATATCTGATAGAGCTTGTGCCTGCTTACCCATGAATACCCAAATGAGTGGACGGTCATTTTTGCTGAGCATGTCTATGAGGTACGCAATAAAAGGTTGCCAGATGTCAAAATGTTTACCTATCTTGCCTACCTCCGTTGTCAGTGCTGTATTTAACATCAGCACACCTTGATTAGCCCAGCGTACTAAACTGGGATCCGCAAGTTTCACGTCATGTTTGCCATCATATACGGTGTCATTCACCGCATGAAGCATATACCGTAGCGAAGCCTCCGGCTTGCCGGTATTACCACATGAGAACGCAATACCATCTGCTACTCCTAGCTGAGGGTATGGATCTTGCCCGATCATAATGACACGTAGTTTGTCAAGCGGACATTCCTGGAATGCCCTGAACACTTGCTTGAGTGGTGGTGTGAAACGTTTGTCTTCACCTACTGCCGCAGCCAATGTGACCAGGATATTCTTGAAGTCCTCTGACACCAGAAATCCTTTTAACACACTGTGCCAACCGGAGTCCTTGAGCATCTCAGACATTTTAGAGACCACCTCATCATGATTGATGTTGGGCATTTTTGATATAGACGTCATAATTTTAATGTTAGATTCAACTGTGTTTCTTATTACATTTGTAAATAATCTTATAGAGCAAAAAGTATGGAGCAGCAAAATCCAAACCCCATGTTGGAGATCATCGTACCTA